CAGGCAGACAGTTGGAGATATCTCGAACGTATCCGGAGATGTGATTATAGGCAGCAATGTAAGGCAGTCTCTCGGTGATATGCTTGAGATTATGGCGAAAGAAAGCGGTTCTTTTTCCAACAGACTGGGTAAACTGAGAGGCTCTCGCAGGGCCCTTAATGAGTTAGGCGGATCTGGAAGCAGGGCTACTGCAGAGGCAACCGTAAATCTGACGGGTAGAGTTGGCGATGATCTGGTTGATGCCCTGACCCCAGCCATGCTTCAGCAAATGAGAATGCAAACAGAGTGTATGCAGACTTTTTGTAATTATATCGTTAAAAATGGAGATGAAATAGCTGAATTTATAGCAGACGCAAGAAAGCTCATAAGAGAGGGCGGAGAGGGTCTGGTCGGCGGCAGAAGGATGACTGCAGAAGCAGCCCAAACCCACTTGGATGAATTTATAAAGATAGTTCAGAAGGCAGATAATACGGGGAACATAATTATAAAAGGTCGTCTGGGAGATGCTCTGAAGGAAGCTGGTTATAATGTAGGAAAAGCAACAAAGACTAGGTGGCATAAGTTTGCAACAGTTCTAAAATGGCTTGGTGTAGCTACAGGTGGTGCAGCCCTAGGCCATTGGTTGGCAACAAGAGACGATGATGAATCTGGCGGAGCTACAACTGATCCTATGGGTGATGACGATGACGATGGCGTAGTTAACTGGAAGGATAAAGACTGGAAGTATTATGGAAAAATATTCCCACCGGGCGAGAGCGGCGATCAGGGGCTGTCCTCAGATGATCCTTACCATGGTGTAAAAAATCCGGAACATAAAAAAGCTCTTTCCGAGTCGGACCCAAGATCCTCAAGGTATAATCCAAGTGAGGGGTGGAAGAGGTCAAGCAGAGCTATTGCTGACATGAAACAAAGAGGACAAACAAGAGAGCTTGAGGCATTCACAAATGCGCAGAAGCGTTCATACAGAAAGAGATTTAAGATGAAGCTTGATCCTCCTTTTATAGTCCCTGGATCTGATGCGGTATTGCATTATGCATATTTAAATCAACACAGAGCTCCTGCCCCTAATCTATCTGATCCAACAGGAAGAACTCTCAAGATAAAAGAGATGGTTTTAAATGATGGACTGCGAGATCCGAAAGGCAGAGGCCCAGTCGAAGTTTTTGATGTAAACTATAGGCTTATGAATAATGATGCTCAAAGAGCAATAAACTTTACTGCAGAAGAAACTGTTGCAAAGGGTCTTGCAGAAAGAGGTCACCATCCAATGGATTGGTTTGGTTGGTTCTCTGACAACAGGTGGCGGGGGCGCGATAGGTCTCGTGATCATAGTATGGGAGAATCTTTAAAAAGAAACGTTGAACAAGGCTTTTCTGGGCAGCGCTCAAGACGCTATTCTAATGCAGATAGGCTTATGATTGAAAGAATTTTAGAAAATAGAAATGCTTCAGATGCAAGGTTCGATGAGCTAAAGAAGATGGCGGAAATATCGCTTATAGATAATAATCAACGAACAGAACAATTAAAAGAATTAGTTAGGGTAGCAAAATATTCTACTAATATAATTAAAGATACTGATAATCAAATGCTTGACAAAAAAGCTGATGATTTTTCAAAGTCATATTACAAAGATGCTATAGTAGATCTTAGTAACGATGACAAAACCCTCCGGTCTTATTTTACAGGTCTAGGTGGACTGTACGACCAAAGATTGGAAAAAAGAAAAGCTGATTTCAAAGAACTGTATAATGTGATTGATGAAACTGGAGAAGACCTAATACATTCAGCTCACCCAAAAGAAGCGGTTGTGTCAGATGCAATCGGAAGAGGTGGACTGGTGGAAAATGGTTTAGAACAGAAGAGGCAGTCACACGGAGTGGCCTTGAGCGCTCCTACAGGCAACTATAGAGCTAATTACGCTTCGCGTTATAACTCTTTAGAGAAAATAGCAAAATTAAGTTTTTCAAGTTAGAGTAAACCTAGACGATTATATCTAATGGTTAGATATAATTAAATGTAAAATAAGAAATTTCAAGGAGAAATTAAAAATGGCTTTAAAATTATTAAACCCAGGACTTAGACCCCTTGGCTTGTTTGACCTTGATGACGATGATTCAGGAGCGTTGGTCGGCGGTGAGTACGTAGAACTCTCTGACGATGATAACACTGTTGAGGCATATGCAGCAGACGTTGGTCAGCTTCTTCGTGACGGTAACGTCCTATCGATGAAGCGTGCCGTTCGTACTGCTCCAAACTGTGGCGGACTTGCTGATGAGGGTGGCGAAGCTGGAGAGGGTTACGGAACTCTTTTTGGCAGCTTAATCGGCTCTAATGCCGGTCAGGCAACTACTCAGAGTGGCGCAGTTGTTATCGGGCCAAGCACTGATCGTGCTTCAGGCAAGGTGACGGTTTGGGCTACTGCGGGTCTTTATGGTGTAACGGATCAAACTGATCTTGAGGATGGAACTTCGAACGATGCAGTGCATGGTACTGCTAACACGGGTCTTCTTCAAGTTGGCGCTACGCCAGGCAGTGCGGTAGCGACGTATGTCGGAGCAATGTCTGATTCGTCACTAGTATCAACAACTAACGCAGCAGCTGGCTTAGCTGCAGAGACAGAGTATCACGCTATATTCTATCTCGGTAACGGCGCGGCATAAGGAGGATAATATGTCTACACTATTTAATACACATGGTGAAATCAATGCCTCCAATGTTCAAGAGGCGTTATCGCAAATCGTCAAGTATGCTTCTGTTATCGAAGATCTTCAGCCTTCAAGCAATGCGCAGGCAACTGCTCCTAGCTTAAATGATGGCCAAAGAGATGAGATGATCAAGCAGGCTCTGATGACCCAAGAGGGCAAGATTGCTCTCGGCCAGGCTATGGCTAACCCAATTCGTAGAAACCTTGACTATCAAGGCGTTGCTCGCAAGGCTCTTGTTGTCGACCCTCTACCACAGGGCGCTCTACCTGTTTACGATCGTGATATTGATGTCGCGGCTGTAGTTGTATCCAGCAATGGTGCAGCTCCTGAGTCACGCGTCTTTGGCGATCGTGTTACCGTTCCTGAGTTCGAGGTTGTCTCGAACCCAACTGTCCGTATCGCTGAGGTTAAGCGTCGTCGATTCAACGTAATTGATCGTGCTCAGCAAAAGGCTCGTCAGGAAATTCAGGCTCAAGAGGATGCTAACGTATTCTCAGCACTTGAGTTTGCCGGAGATTCGAACCTCGGTGGCGAAAACGCCGCTGTAGATCTTTCTCCAGCTACTGCAGGATCTTTGGACAAGAATGGTCTTCTCAACCTTAAGCGTCAAATTGATCGTTGGGACTTGGTTACTTCCAAGTACTTCCTAAACATCAATGAGTTCACTGACATTCTCGCATGGGAATCTGCCGGTGGACAAGCTGGTGCTTCTCAGGTCGACCCTGTAACTCAGCGCGAGTTGCTTCAGACTGGTCTTTATGGTCACATCTTCGGTGCCGATATTATCGTCTCCAAGGTTGTTCCTTCCGGTCGCGGGTTTGCTTGTGCTGATCCTGAGTTTGTCGGTGTGATGCCTGTCCGTCAGGACATTGAGGTTCTTCCCGCTGATGAGCCCAAGCAGCTTAAGCTTGGCTGGGTTGTCAACGAGATCGTCGGTATCGGTATTGTTAACCCTCGTGGTGTCGCAACTGGTACTGTTGACTAATAGCTTTTTTGTAAATAGCTAAAACTAAGGGCATAGTAGATTTATCTACTATGCCCTTTTTTATATTAATTCTTAGGCACTATAGTGTAAGGACTCAGCATGATTTCGAAAAAGCTAAAAGAAAGAACCTTTCTGATAAAAGGAACTCCTCTACAAGATAGAGCTAAAGACGCCTATAGCCACAGAAGAGGCAAGACCGCTGTTGTTATGGAAATGGATGATGTATCAGAAAAGTATGACACATTTTTTGAATATGAAGAAGACTTAGCGAATCTAAAGCCGTCCGGAGAACAGTATGCAGAGATGGTGAGCAAGGATCCGTATATTATTCTTGAAGACAGAGATGACCTTTCGGATGAAGATATAGGTGGCAATAAAGATAAAGGCATTACAATGAGCCTGAAAGAAGATGTTATTAATAAACCTGATGAAAATAATGATTTAAATAGAGGTTATAAAGACGTAGTTGGATTCGACTTTGTCCAGTGTAGCTTTGTAAAATCAGATAATGAAAGGTGTAAGAGGCAAGCTCCAAAAGGGCACGTTATATGTTCTGTTCACAAAAAGTATAAAGAAAAACATGGTCATTGAAAAAATAGTTCTATTAATTAATTTCAATGATTCGAATAATGGGAAGATATTATGAATCAGTATGAAACATCAGACTTAGCACTTGCCGCCTACTTAACTTTCCGTGGGCTGAAGCTTATTAGTGCAAAAAAACTGCCGTCTGGTCGGTTTCAATTTGTTATTTCAGACGAAGACGGAAAAGCAGATGCGCTTTCTCTTGAGTACTTTAGCAGCGACTTCTGCAGGTTTGATAATCAGGTGAGGTCTCTGAAGAAGCTTTTGTACTCTAGTTGAAAATATGTGTTAAAAAAATATAAGCTTAAATTAGATAAAATAATTTTTGGTTGAATTTTAAATAATAAATTATATTCTAAATTTATAAAGCAGTTTGGTTCTTTAAAAGTTGCTAATAAAAACTCTATTTTTAACAATAGATGTTATGGGGACTTAGGAGCAAGCTAGCT